GTTATCTAACCGATTTTCTCCAAGAGCTTCCTGATAAAAATGATTGGGCTGCGTATGGAAGTATGGCTTCCAATATGGCAGGGGCTGCGTATATCACTTTGGATCGAAACCAGATTGTACATTTTAGACTCAGAACCTCAGATCCAGGATACTATCCTTATGGGAAATCCATAGCCTCTTTAGCTATTAGAGTCTTCCGCTCTTTAAAACTGATGGAAGATGCAATGCTTATCTACCGTTTAGCCAGAGCCCCTGAAAGACGCATCTTTTATATTGATGTAGCTAATATGCCAGCTACAAAAGCTGAGATGTTCATAGAGAAGGTTAAAGAGAAGTTTAAGAAGGAAAAATATTACGATTCTAATAGCGGTACTATTGATGCGAGATATAACCCTCTCAGTGCAGATGAGGATTTCTTCGTCCCTACCAGAGGAGCCCAAGGAACCAAGATTGATACTCTTCCTGGTGCTCAGAATTTGGGCGAGGTTGATGATGTTAGGTATTTCCGAGATAAACTTCTGGCAGCACTTAAAGTTCCTAAAGATTATATTGTTGAAAAAGATAAGTCTCCTGAAAGGAAGGCCAATCTTTCCCAATTAGATGCCAAATTTGCTAGGGTAATTGGTAGGGTTCAACAACAAGTGGAAATGGGATTAGAACAAATCGCCAGACGCCACCTTGCTCTAGTAGGTTACCCTGCTTCTTTAATAAAAGAGCTTAGAATTCAACTTCCTGATCCTAGTGATGTCTTCACCAAGCGAAAGATGGAAATTGATGAGCAAAAGGCGCGGGTTGTTCAAGCTGTGGTGGGTTTAGGTATTTTCCCCAAATCTACCATTTATAAGGAATTCTATGATATGACGGATCAAGAAATTGAACAGATGAAGGAGGAATTAGAAAAGGAGCAAGAGGAAGCCACCCAGCAGGAACAGGAGATGGCAGCGACACAACAGGGCATGGACCAGGAGGGTTCCGATATGGACATGGAGCGTGAGCAGGGTGGCAAGGACATGGATACTGCCCGAGGGGAAGGCGAGAAACAATCTGATCATGAGCGGCAGATGGAAGTTGAAAAACAAAAATCCAACAAACCTAAGAGGGAGTCTGTAAATTCTAGAATGACGGCTACCTTAGTTAAATTAAAACAAAGAATCCTAAAGGAATCAGGGTCTAATGGAACAAAATTAACCTCTATCGACAGGATTATCTCTAGAAATACGGTAAATCACCAAAAGAATGGACGATTAACCTAACTATATAAACATAGCCTATAATAAAATATTAAGGAGTTAGAAATGTTCGATCATTTATTCGAAAACAGAAACACTACAGTAACAAATCTTCTAAAGCTTGGTGATTGCTTAGGGAGATCTTTAAGAGAAAATCTTGAGATCTTTTCTATTGATAGCGAGAACAAAAGCGTTGCATACTTAACTGAAAAAGGTAAAGTACTCTCAGGTAAATATACTTTGGGGCCAGACATACTTTTGGAGGATATTAAAGTACGCGATTCCGATACTTTCACTGATAATAATATTTTTGATTCTTTTGTCAATGAAAAAGTATCTTACTTTGTTGGGGAATTAAACTCTAATAAGTATGCTGAAGCCAATACTAGTTTTAACGATATTTTATCTCTATGGGAAAACAGACTTAAGTTTGAAAATGTTAAAAAGAAGCTAGAAGAGAAGGCTGCTGTATTTTCAGAAGATCAAACTATTATTGGAACTACAGAATTTAAGAGATTTTTAGAAGTCGCTCCCCAATTTATAGATTTTTTAAGTGAAAATAGAGAATTCGTTCTTAAAGTTAAAGAAATCGAAAATGCTATTAAACTCTCTAACTCAGTTTCAAAAGCTTTTAATTTCCCCAAACTATCTTATAAGAATCTGCTAGAAGATGGGTCTTATAAAATTTCTAGAGGGGTAGAAAAATCTGTCTACGATCTTATTTGTAAGCAAGAGCTTGTGAAAAAAGAGCTTTTGGAATCCAAAAAGGGTTTTGAGGATGTCTGGGCGACCAATGCTCATATGGGAAAATTAGCTTCTTTAATTTTTAACGATGATGAAGATATAATTTTAGAAGCATTGGTAGAAGCGGTTATTGATATTCCTTATTTAGCCCTTACTACTAAGAAACAACTCTTCGAAAGTATAGAAAATTCCCTTAGTATTGGAGATACTGCTGCTGTTTCTACTAAAGAAGTAAAAACCTTTGTTTCTAATATTTTTGAAATGAAGAAGCCTCTAAAGCAGGTTGTTATTAATCTTTTGAATGAAAAATATGGTATCAATGTGCAAAATCTGAAAGAAACTGCGACATTTGAAGCCCTAGCTAATACTCAAATTGTTATTTTTGAATCTTTATCAAGGTTAGCTCCTAAAGGAAGTGTTATAAAAGAAAGCCTTTCTAATTTAGGAAAAATGTTGAAGGGAAAAAACGGAGTAGAGGTTATTGATGTTAATGAACTACTCCAGAACTGCTTTGAAGCCTGTGAGTATGATATATTTTGTAATGATTTTACGCTTGCCGAGGAATTTTCTTTCGAAAACATCCTCGATGAGTCGGTAAATATCTCTGAACTCTTAGAAAAAACTAAAGAAAGACTTTTATTAGACAAGAAGAAAAAGAAGAAGAAGGGTAAAGAGGATGACGGGGATCAGGTTCCTGCAAATAATGACGATAATCTTAGTCCTGAAGACAAGAAAAAGAAGAAAGCTGCCCAGGATGACGAAGATAACGATGATGCGTGCCATACCGACCATGAAGATGATTCCATAAGGTCAGCGGAAAGTCACCTAACCAAAGAAGAGGCAGAAGGAACTCCTGAGGTGGAAGAGAATCCTGCCGCTGAGGCATCTCCTGAAGCTGGAGTAGATCCTGGGGCTGAGGAGCCTGAGGCCCCCATTTCTAAAGAGGATTTCTTAGAAACCCTCAAGAGTATGGAAGAATTACTTAAAGGGGTTAGTCCCGATGAAGATGAAGAGGATGAGGATGAGGATTCTGAAGAGGCTCCTCCTCAAACAGATACAGAAAAATCTGAGGACTAGTAATTAATGCCATGTACCGCAGGATATGCCCCTCTGATTGTATCCTCAGTAGGGGGCCAATGTAAAATTGTAGAGTTACCTGATGGGGAATGCTTATGTGCTCCCATTTGTGGTTTAACAGGGGGCAATACAGGAGGTACAGGTGGTACAGGTAGTACGGGTACCACCCCTTTTACAGTTACTGTTTTCCAAAAAAATACTAATGGTTCTGTGGCCCCTTCGCTGCCATCGGGATCCCTCACATCGGGTAATGAGTTTGTTTTCACTTTCGCTACTGGGGGTCTAGCCACTAATGGGGACGCAAATTTAAATAGTTGGACGTTAGCTGCGCCAAGCGTAGCGGCTGGTGAGTACTTATGGGCAACCTCTGCTTATATGACAACAACTTATCCTATTTTCACAACAGCTTCTTTTTATAGCAACAAGTGGGTCGCCGCAACGGTTAGAGGTAGTGGAGGTCCTACTGGTCCTACAGGTACTACAGGTCCAGGTGGAATGGATTATAACTTCGATCCCACTACGACTGTGGGTGACCCAACCCCAGGATATGTAAGATTTAGCAGTGTTACTTTTGCGAGTATAGGTACAGTATGTGTAGATGATGAAAATGGTGCAGGAAAGGATCTAGTAAATTGGCTAATGCAATTAGAAAATGTTACAGGATCTGTTAAGGGTGTTATAGCTTTTGTTGATACCTTTCAACAGCAAAACTATGCTCTATTTAATGTAACTGGAACTACTGATAAGACCAGTTATGTTGAGTATGCTGTTACTCCATTGGTGGGTTCTAATGCAGATGTTACTGGCATATTCTCTCTTGATACTCCTATTAGTATGTTTATCAACGGAGTAGGAAGTGGTAGAGATGATGAAATTGAGTCCTCTGTCCCCTTAGGATGGGCTAATGCGGGAGGAATATCTAATCCTCCTGGTATATTCAAGTTTACTGGACCTGCTCCCACTGGCTCCCAATATTTAGCGTATTTCCAAAGTAATGATGGAGGGTCAGGGGGCTATCATCATCAAACCCCGTTTTCGATGACGGATCAGGGCGGCGATGCTGGGCTGATATTTGGCAAGTCGGGACCAGGATCATGGGAGGAGCAACGAGAAGACGGATCCACGGGAGCGGCACCCACTACTGTCTATGTTGGAGTAACTATGGGTTGTACTGGAACTGCCACAATGCAAGCAGACAGTTTATACCAAGGCAGTGGCTACAAGAAAGTTGCAGATTTAGATATTACAGCCATTGGAACAGGTGTGGTACCTATTGAAGGAGCAACTTGGAGTCCAGGTGGGGGAGATTTTGCTGTTGATGCGTATTCTTATGGAATAAAGAATGTAGCCACACTTTATATTAGTAATGGTGCTACTGTTATTGATATAGGTGCTGGAGGGGAATTTATTGTATCTGGGACGGATGCAGCCAATAAAGCTCTTTTCTATATAGCTGATTCCGATGGTCAGGTAGGAATTGGTACTACTGGTCCTGGGCAAGCTCTGGATGTAGTAAAGCACGATACGGGAGCCATAGGAATTAGAGTTGAAAGCAAAGGTGCTTCTACTGCTTCTGATTCTAGATTTATAGCTAAAGCGGCTGCTTCAGGAGGGGATCCTCATATAAGATTCCTTAGACAATCAGGTCAAAGCTACTGTATGGGAATATCTAATGCCGCGTCAGATAATTTGAGAATTACTGATGCAGCTAACCTGGATTCTAATATAGCCGTAGAAATTGATGGGTCTCAAGATATTTGGATGCCTCAGACGTTGGCTGTAGGTCAATCGTCGGCAGCAGATAACGCTGCGGTTCTGGAGTTGGAAAGTACTACGCAAGTATTTTTACCCCCACGAATGACAACTTCACAAAGAGATTTAATTTCACCCCCAGCGGGTGGGGTTATATATAATACAACTACAAATGTCCTAAACTTTTATAATGGAAGTGCATGGGGAGCAGTTTAGAAATGAGTGATAAAAAAACAATTATTGGTAAGGATACATTAGTTCCCCTGGGAATGGTTTTAGCTATATGTTCTGGGGTGGTGTGGATGATCAGCCAATTAGATGCTATTCATTATAAACTGCAAACTATAGATGAAAAGATGATAGACCACTGGACCAAGCAGGATATGGAAAACTGGGGTCTACGATTGAAGATGGAAAACCCCACCATTACGGTTCCTAAAGTAAAAAAATAGGATTAGTCCACGAGATGGGCTTGTTTCATTAGCTGAACCACTCTATTGGTATAAACTCTTCTAAAGTTATTAAACGTATTAAGCATGTTTTCTAACGTAGTAATCCCATCGGAGCTTACATCATCATTTTCTAAAAAATTTGCTAATTCTGTATTAAGCCATTCTAAGTCAGATATCTCTGAACTATTAAGTTTGCTTCTAATTTCTTTTATTTCTTCTGGATTTTTCATAATACTGTCACCTCATGTCCTTCTTTTTGATAGTGTCGTTTTCGGGCATTAGAGTGTTCTCTAAGATACTTTTCTTTATCCATAAAATCATAGATGAAAACTCTATCTTTAGTATGGTGCCTTCGTAAAGCCCTCCCTAATGCTTGAAGAGTAGCTATCTCAGACTTCATTCCTCTGGCGTTGATGAAGTGGGTAATTTCTTCAATGTTGATACCCGTTTGGAGTATTTTGGTTCCAATGAGGATGCTACATTTTGAAGATCCTCTAAACTTAGCAATACTTTTATACCGTTCTCCGAGGGAGTCTGCTCCTTCCAAAAACTGAACGTCCCCACCTCCAAGTAAGTTTTCCAAGGTTCTTCCGTGATCAAGTGATTTGGTAAGAATAAGTATGCGTGCGGCTGTGTTTTTTTGTTTGATGTCATCTGTAATCCTTTTGATTATATTATTTCTATCATCATTATTAACAATGTAGGTATCGTATACCTCCAGATAGGGGAGATCGGAGTCTGCGCCACTAGCATTATAGTGCCTGTTAATTAATTGTATAAGAGGTCTTGCTAGTTTGCCTTCGCTTACAAGACCCGAAGTATCGACAGAATCCCACACAGGACCCAGAGATCCCTCTAGATTGAGTTGGGGGATAATATCAGGTGGGGGGGTGGCTGTGAATCCAAGACGATACAGGGCTTTAGGGAAGGCCCTGAGGGCTGCTAATGTAGTTTTCCCATTAGCAAACTCATGACACTCATCTACCATTAAAACTTCTGCTTCGTCCAGGTGTGTGTCTAGTATGCGTTCAATGCTTTGAACTGTGCAAAGCATGATATCCCCGTAAATATACCCCTCCCCAAAGCATAACCCCACATTATTCATTTTACATGTTTTAGTGAGAAAATCATAAGTTTGGGTTAGGAGCTGTTTAGCGTTAAAAAGAAGCAACATTTTCCTTCCTGCGAGTGCTTTTACCAAACCAGCCATAATTAGTGTCTTTCCTGACCCAGTAGGGGATTTTATGATTCCTCTTTTATTTTTCAGCCCCTTACGTATTAGTTCTTTTTGGTAACCATAGTAAGTAAACCCCTCAATATCCCAATCTTGGGAAGGATCCTCTAAATTTGGTGTTTCTATTTCGAGTTCAGGAGTGCAATTAATTTTTTTTAGGTCTTCTAACACCCTATTGAGCAATCCTGTCCTAAAAACACCGTCTTTAGAGATAAAATGCATTTTACCATCCCATCGTCTGTTCTTGTAAGCAGAAGAGTATTGGTATCCAGGAGATTTTTCGGAGTATAGGCTATATAATGCGTCTAATAGGTCCTGGTTGTCTGTTTTTATCTTGGAATTTAGGGTATTTACAAGGATTTTCATTAGACTATTATAGATTAGATACTTACATTTACTTAGGAGTATTTTTTATGAGTGATCAACAACCAATACCAGAGAAAGAGATGAATAAGTTATCTGACGATCAGATAATTGATAGTATATTAGCTAATATGCCATCTAATGATGAGGTAGCCATAGATTTACCATCTAAAAATAAATTTTATTCTCTTATTGACCCATCAAAGCCTGTAACTCTTAGACCTATGACTTTCGAAGACGAAAGATCCATGATTTCTCAGAAGGCATCCAATTCAGACATATTGAATGTAATTTTAGAGAGATGTATTTCAAATGTAAGAGTGCCTGAAATCCTCCAGATGGATAAACTTTACTTAGTAATGAAGCTAAGAGAAATTTCTTATGGAGATGAGTATAAAGCTACAATTACCTGTACTTCATGTAAAGAAGCTAATGAAGTTATCTTTAACTTATCCACGATGCCAGTGACCAGCGTAGAAGATGATTTAACAAATCCTGTAGTTTTTGAACTTCCAGTATTAAAGAAAGAAATTAAAGTAACTTTACCGCGAATTGAGGATGAGCACTATTTTTCCAACGCTGAATTTGCAGTTTCCAATTTGTGGAGATTTGTAGAGTCTATTGATGGTAACACTAAAAAAACTATCATATCCAAGATTGTTCCTAAGCTCCCACTAAAAGATGCCCATACAGTATTAGAATGTATCTCTGCATCTAAGTATGGAATAGATACTAAGGTAAGATTTGCGTGTGCTTATTGTTCTTTTGCTGATGTAATGGAGTTGCCTATTAGCACTGATTTTTTTACAGCGACCTAACATCAGGTTTTAATTTAAAAGATCTATTACATCAAGCCTATATACTTGTGAAACACTGTAGATTCTCATATGTTGATGTTAAAGAAATGTCCAGGCCAGAAAGAGCAACTTTCTTGGAATTTTTTACTAAAGAATTAGAAGAGCAAGACCGTGCAAGTAAACACAACCGAAGTTATAGATAGAAACAATAGGCCCAATGTTAGTCAGAGGATTGGATTACGTACCTTCTTTATGAATGATGGTGCGTATGTTGATCCTTACGAAATAAGTTCAGTTCAGCTTTTTGCTGAGTCTGCTACTCTTTCTCCTAATAGCGTATTAGGAGATGATAACCTAGTTACGGCTATCCCCCTTATGACATTTGCAGCTTCTGCCCCCACGGCAGGCGGGACTATGATTCACTGTACGCAGCCTGGAGCTACGGGGCCTTGTGAGGATGCTTTTGATCCCGACAACTATTACCCCGCTCCCACAGCTAGTGGAATTTATCGGTTGAGTGAGGGGGAGTATGTAGTGGTTCTTGATCAGATCGAAGCTTTGTCAGGTTGGGACTATACTACTGAGACCCAATTAGCTGCTTCAAGCTTATCTACTGTTGGTGATTATGTGGATCTTTGGGCTGTTAAGTTAAACTCAGCATCTAAGTACCAAATTATTACCAGTAAATTCAGTTTAAACGAAGATACTTTCTTTGCTTTTACTGAACCCCTTCTCCTTACTACTAGTAACAGGCTAATGAATAAGCATGTTAGGTATGGAGAAACTATTGATATTAAAGTAGGAACGGAAGTTACCATCCAAAATGAGGATGTAACTAAATCTATTCAAAATATTTTTAAGGAATCAGTACTTACTGATGCATTTATAACTATTAAGAAAGTTAATCAAAATCCTGCTTTTGATGGGCCCTTTACCGTAGTTCCAACCACTTCATTAGTAGGGGGGACTACCCCAATGGATATCACAGGAGATAACACCCTAATATATAATTGGGATACCACTACTACTATTGATGCGATGACTACGCAAACTTTCGGAAGTCCTACGGGTACTTACAGCGTTCAGGTCAAGTATACAGTCCTTAATCAGACGATCATAAGTCCACTGTTTTATCTCACAGTGTCGTAAGGAGGTGATTCATGAGATACGTGTAGTCGTACTCCTCAGTACGCAGGTTTACAAACCGCTCTAAGTCGAAGCCTTTTATATGAGCTTCGTTCCAATCTTTAACTTCCGAAGGGGGATGGCAGATATACAGGTCTGCCATCCTTTTTAACTTTCGAAGGTAATCAAATTTACTAACTCCTCGTTTGCCAGCATCGTCATTATCATACCCTATAATGATTTTTCCTTTAAAGTCTCTAAGAATTTCTACTTGATGTTCTGATACGGAAGATCCCATAGTACAAGTTGCATTTACCCCTTGAATTTGAAGGGATATAGCATCTAGGGGTCCTTCACATATTACTAAGTGGTCAGCTTGCGTATCGTAAGGATATAGAATTTGAGAAGGTTTAGGCCAGCCTTCAGAAGGGTTAAGGTATTTGGGTGTTTGGTCGCCCAACGCTCGTGCCTGAAAGTAAAAAATTTCCGAATCTTCTTCAAAGGGGATGATGAGGCGACCAGCATATCGTCCGTCAGTAGCAACATAATACTTTGAATCCTCAGTTTCCAAATTAAAAAGCTTGCGCTCGTATAGGAAAGTCCACGCTCTAAGAACGAGGGGGATATCTGATTCATAATCCTGGACGGTAACTGGGGTCAAGTGAAGTTCTTCTTCATCCTGCTGCTGGATCGGGATGTTGGATTCTATCTTTTTCGTAGAGTCTACATCAAGCTCTTTAAACAGAATGTCAGCTTCAGCTTGATTGTAGGTGAGCCCCTCTAGGAACGAGTAGATCTGGATGAAGTTACCTTTGTTGCCGCTTTTAAAACATTGCCACAAACCACTATCTAAATTAATACTCATATGACGCTTGTAGTCATTAGCTATAAATATAGAAGGGACAATTAACTCACGCTCTCCTGAGGATAATCTGGAATCCTCCTTGAATTTATTTGTTAAGTAGTCTCTAATAAATTGAGGTGCTATAATGTTCATTAATACAATTTCAGAATCTAAATCTAAGACATTTAAAGAATGTCAACTCAAGTATCGTTATCGTTATGTTGATCGTTTTAAAGAGGAGTCCAAAAATACTGATGCTCTTCACTTCGGTTCTTACATCCATAAAATATTTGAGGATGGCTACCAAGCCACAACACTCAACGACCTTACTGTTATAGCCCAAAGGGTGAAAAAAGACTACTCTTTCTCAGAATCTTATAATCCTAAGATCACAAGATGTCTGGAGAATTTCCTCAGGTTTAACGCATCCTTAGCTGAGACACTAGCTACTGAAATGATTTATGAAGTAGTGTATGACGAGGAAAAGGAAATTAAGCTTAATGGCATTATTGATCGTATTATAAAAGGTAAAGACGGAGGATATCTGGTCATTGATTATAAAACTTCTAAGAGGGAGTTGACCGAGCTAGACCTTTACCAGGACAGGCAGATGATGGGCTATGCGTATGCTGTGCATAAGACGCTGAGAGTACCTTTAAAAGATATTGTGGTCGCTCACTATTATCCCGTCACCAATAACTTCGTCACTTGTAAGTATTCTCCCAATCAGATTAAGCAATATCTAAGGGAGAAGGTGGATCAGATCTGGAAGATCCGCAAGATGAAGAAAGGTGATTTTTGTGCTATGCAGAATCAGTTCTGCAATTGGTGCGGCTATAAGGACATCTGCCCTGAGTTCAATTCAGGATCCTTATGCGAAGAAAGAATTAAACAAAGAGCCAAGACTTCCTATAAGAAGCGCAAGGCTGGCAAATACAATAAGAAAGCCTAATCCTGCGTAAAACAAGGCCCCCAGGAGGGCTCCAAAAGAACCTGTGGCATTTGCCATGCTGGCTAGGATCTGGTATTCTACGAGGTCATTTTCGTCTAGTTTTGTCATGATGTATTAGAGGGTAGTATATACTTATG